ACATATTGATTCATCACTGCATACTTTTCTAGTAAAGCAATGTGATTGATCGCAAGGCTAACTGCATTGATCTTCTTGCTTGAGTCAAAAACTCCAAATAACCTGTGATTCCTAGCTTCCTCCCCGTAGCATGTAATCTTGGGAGATACATTGTAAAAATCTATGATCGGCCGAAGCGCATCCGTTCGCTCGGGTTCGCGAGTGAGATCTCCGATAAGCTCAACCGAATAGTTTGTGGTTGTCAGCTCGATCCGAAGATCGTCGACGACCTTCCCAATCCAGTCGGTCGTATCCTTAACAAAACACGGTTGGTTCACCATCTGGAGCCAGTAGGCATCGTCTTCGCATAACCGTTGAATGTCTGAGATCGCGGCATCGACGTTGGTCGGATCAATTCGAACAAACCGATCCGGATTGATATAGTCCGTTACTCGCTTTGATCCATAATACACTGGGATGGTTCCTGCACGAAGTGGGTTGATCACCTTCTCAGTGATGTAGTGATCTCCCTCTGTGTTTTCAAGTGCGAGAACTACTCGGTATTGACTCTGGAACTGTAGATTAGGCTCCTCGTCGTATGACCCAGGTATTGTATGTCCAATGTTATTCTTATAGGAACCACCCATATCAATGTGAATTCCACGTTTCATCAATTCGTCGATAAAGTCGTTACGAAACCGTTTGCCTATACCGGCCGACGAGATCACTGCGCATATCTTCTTTGGGGGAATCGTCGTGATATTGGTTTGATATGCATGGGGTTTGCAGTGATCGTACAATAGATAGAGAGGACAACTCACAGAGTGCACCCCCAGAATAGCTGAATACTGTGCAGAATGTTCCGGGAGAGGAAGGGACGCCTCGCCTGAGAAGAATATGCTATAGACCCATCGTTTGGCCCTGAAAATAGAGGGGGCAAAATGACTCTCGAGTAGGATGTCGGCGTCGCTAATCGAAGACGTGATCAAAACCTCTCGCTTCAGCGCAGTAGACAGGACATGTTCGAAGAATCCAAAATGTACACCGTTTGTTCTCTCGACAAATCCATCCCAGAACCCATTGACAAATACACGGAGCGGACGCGGGTCGATAAAGACTTTCTTAAAGATGGCCATTACCTTCTCAGGCGTATAGTCCTTGTACGTGTTCCAATCTTTCTGATTCTCAACTGTCTTATCAAAACGCGTAAGCATGTTTCCCAGGGTTGATTCTGTGTACCAGAACGCTCGATTTCCCATCAAGTGACGATGACCGAGTTCTCCGGATTCCGTGCAAAAGATCGGCTTGTTTCGAATAGCGAACTCCCCCATTGAGCAACTAAATACCTCACCCATTTCCCGAGCGTGAATCATCGCATCGCATGTATTGATGAACTTGACCTTACGGGCAAGATCGACGATCGGAGGCAAGTGAATGACGTTCGGGAGATTTGGACCGAACGGCCGAGTGTTCATGAAGAGGAAGTAGATATTAGGATGCGCAGATGCAATCTCATATACAATTCGCTTGACGTATCCAATATTGAACTCATCGTATCCCCCATGCCGCCCAAACACGGTGGCGGAGTCTGGTATACCAAGTTCAGTGCGGAGGCTATCACTGATGTCCGGTAGACTCATAATATGCGGAACAAATGGGTATTTACCACCATTGCCCTTTACCCAAGGTGCAATAGACGCATATACATCACCATGTGGGTATTCACAGCTAAATACACAGTGGTTCACCGTTTTACAGACCTTGCTAACATGTTCGTAGCAGTTGCCCCCCTCGATTACATATATCAGATCACACTTTTCAGTTCGCAATATATCATCTACCTGTGAGAAGCGCGTCACGCCAAACACCTTAAACTCTGCTTGAAACTTAGCTAAAACCGTTGCGTCATTGAATGGTTGGGTTGTATCATATATCACAATACTCTCATTGCCAAGGATGTTCTTATTACCCAACGCATAATCGTAACAGGCGACTGTTGTTCCACGAAGTGTTAACTGGTTTTCCCAGAAAGCGATCTTCATGTTGTGTTTGTCATATTCTCGTCTAAGTCATTCATTAAATGTCCTTTACAGTGAAGAAGGCCAATGGTAAGTTGATCTTCAAGGATCTGGGATGTTATGAAACCCGCAACGCGTCGACCATGTGGTGTATAGAACAGGCGAATGCTGTTTACAATTGGAAAGACTTTGACGAAATCACCATAAACACGGACGACGTGGGACGTGCAAACGAATACACATATAGCAAGGTCAACCAATACAATGGATTAGTACCGGAGTGGAATTTTCATGCATGGCCTCATATTGGGGTCGATGACTATAGCGTAACCACACTGCAGATAAGCGAAGCCGGGAAAGAACCGTATGAAATCAATAAGGTCGGATGGATCGGCGAAACGGGTCTACCCATTCGCTCGAAGATGCTGGAAATAGCACGACGCAATACAGACGTCTTAGACGTGACCAGTATGAGCTGGATCCGTCAACAGAACAAGGTGAGACTGAATTCAACGACGTACCTATCCCTTCCCCAGCTAGTTAAACGATACAGTATTCTTATCGACGTAGAAGGTGGTGGGTTTTCCGCGAGGTTGAAGTATTTACTCTGGTCTCGTCGACCCGTGATCATCGTAGACCGACCCTTTAAGGAGTTCTTTTTCGAACACCTGAAGGAGTGGGAGCACTATATCCCAGTAAAACGCGATTTATCCGATTTAGTCGAAAAAGCTAAATGGTGCAGAGATCATTACGTCGACGCTTTAAAGATAGCAGACCGGGCGTATCAGTTCAGCCAAATACATTTAACGCGTGAGGCAGCATATAAACAATGGAACCGCATACTAACAAATGAAGATTCTTCTGTTCATGACGGGATATCGACAGCATGAAGAGTACGCCTTACAGGCTCGTTTTCTCGCTAGATGTCCAAAGTTACGAGCCAACGCTGAACTGTTTGTCTATAACAACTATATCCAGAATAAGATCGAGGACGTGTGCCGAAACATCCCGCTGCCGATGAAGATCCACAATACGGATAAGAACGCAGGGTATTATCTTGGGCCAATCGAAGCCATGGAGTTTCTCTTCGCTAATCGTGACCTGTCAGTCTACGACTATGTACTTCACCTTCACCCCGATGTCTTCATCGTAAATGAAGAGCCGTTGATGAAGCTCCTCGAGGAAGAGGTTTCCACATCAAACGTATTCTTGGTAAACAGCGCGGCCCCCAATGATAGTCGGTTCTACTGCTTTGATTTCTTCGCATTCAAGCCTCGCCTCCTCGAAAAGCCGATCTTCGTAAATTGGTCGAACTGGGTGGGACCCTGTGAGTATTTCCTTCATGACCGTATTGTTGAGAACTCGATCCCCCATCGGTTCGTACAGAGATACAGTGGACCGGGAAAGACGCGGGAAATCGATTTACTAGGTGTTTGGCATGAACATGACCTTTCAAGGATTAGAGAGTACCTGATTCGACGCTGAATGATTTAGATATCGATTTGTATATAAAACATATGCCATCGTTCAACAGTCAGTGTGCGCAGGATTTATTCGTCGTTGCTACATTGAAGAACAAGCAGGGTGGTACATTTCTAGAGATAGGGTCTAATGACCCGGTAATAATTAACAATACATTCTTACTTGAGTCAGAGTTTGGATGGCGGGGAGTAATGGTCGAGTATGACCAGTCTTATCTTCCGTCCTATATTACGAAGAGACCAAATTCTCATTATGTAATGCAGGATGCAACTAAGATAGATTACTTAACTGAACTCCAGAAGGCAGGAATGCCGAATTCAATCGATTACCTCCAAATTGATCTTGACGTTGATAACAGGTCGACAATTGACACATTGATTCGCTTGGACCAGACAGTGTTTGATACATACACATTCGCAACGGTCACGTTCGAACATGACGTGTACCGTGGGAACTACTTCGACACTCGTAAGATCTCGCGCGAGATCTTTGCTAAGCGAGGATACGTGTGTGTATTCAAGGATGTAGATGGCGGCGGCGGCGCGTTTGAAGATTGGTATGTGCACCCCACACTCGTCGATATGAATCACGTTAACACTTTCAGATCAGTAAGTGAGCGTAATCACTTGCGCGACATCAGGTCAAAGTTACTGAGTTATTTTTGAATCACAAGCACCACGTCAAGGCCATAGTTGGGGTTGTTGATTGAGAAGTAACGAGCTTCATTTATCTCGTATTGCTTCCGCCATTGTTCGATCTTTTCCAACCATCGTGACTCAATGGAGCATATATCCTCTATAATGAAAACACCACCGTTCTTCAGTTTATGAAACGAGTTCTCGAAAAAACGAACATTGAAATCGAATTCATGACATCCATCGTCAATTATGATATCGAACGACTCTTCGAGATCTGGATGCGACCACATCGAATGAATAGACTCTGAACTGCCTTGGTCTACATAGAACGTTTTGATTCTGTTTTCTTCGAACAGTATCGACTGGTCGATATCGGCGCCAAATATGTCAGAATTCACAAAGAACTCTTTCCATGCTCGTAATGAAGCACCTGGAATTCCATGCCGACCCATGTTATAGGGGAAGCTGTTTGTCGAACCTATCCCTAATTCAAAAACTCGTAGTTTAGAAGACTGTACCGGGCGAAACAATGGGTAATAATACGTTGTATATACATGTCGCGGCAACTTGTTGCCATAGTGATTTACACCCTCTGCTCCGCCCTTGTCACTACCATGAGTCTGCATAAGCCGACATAGTGACGTGATCTCGGTAGACAAGGGTACATCGATGTTCATTGCATATCAACTGAGTATGTATATATATAAACTCTAACGCGTCTTCGTGATAAACACTTGTGTATTCGCCAGTGGTTGCAGAGGGGAGATGCGCTTATGATACGCGGAACGAAATGCATCGATTCCACGAGTAGTCAAGTCGGGACCACCCCAACCGTAATCATCGAAGATGAGATGGCCACCAACCTTGAGCTTACGAAATGAAAGTACAGCGTCTTCAAGAACATACTCTGGTTCATGGTTGCCGTCAATGTAAATCATGTCGAAAAAGGCATCCTCAAACTTGGGGATTTCGGTATGAGAGAATCCGCGAACAACTGTAATTTTATCCTTCTGTCCGCTCGACTCGAGGTTCCGATTGAACGTGTCATATATAGACTCCTGTCGTTCCTTATACTCTGGGTAATCGGCATAATCGATCCACGGATCAATACAGTACATTCTGCTTCCTGGGTGAGATGCATAAGATCTCCCTACCGAGAAAAGGTTTGCACCGTAAAACGTTCCGATTTCCATGTAGCGAATTGGGGATGACGGCATGGGGATATATCCAAACCAGTTATCGGCCGTGCGATACGTAACCCCTTCGAATGACATACTACAACTACCAATCAAGATGTAAACCACACCTTCATTTGGTTTTGTGTTTAGTTCTTCTTCGTGGTTTTCGACCTCGCGGAGGTCTCTAGTTGCTGTACGCCAGGCCACCCATGCCGCTCATCACGCGGAGCACGTTGTAGTTGACGGCGTAGACGCGCACCTGCGCCGTGCGGCCAGAGCGCACCGTGTTCACGGACACCGTGAGCTGCAGCGTGGCCTTGTCGATGCGCGAGAAGTTGCACGTGCCGGACGGCTGGTGTTCCTCCGGCTTGAGCGCAAACGAGTACACGCAGATACCCGGGGCCGTGGGCGTACGCGTGTGGTGCTGGTACGGCTGCACATACGTGAAGTAACGTCCCTCGCGCTCCGTGAAGCGGTCCTGTCCGTTGAGCTGCAGCTTGGCGACCTCCGTCGGCGTCTTGCCAGAGCAGCGAGTGCCGGAGTTGAGGATGACCTTCGCGAGGAGGTAGTTCGTCGTGTCCTCAAAGAGGTACTGCTGGTCGGCACCGAGACCGCCGCCGAACTGCGTGTCGAGCCACGACGCACCAGCCAGCGACGGGCCAACGGCGATACCGACACCCGGCAGGTACGGACCAGACGCACCGTCGCCGACCAGCGTCGGGACACCGAGGGAGATGTTGCCGCCGCCCAGGGAGCCACGGGCGAGGACGTCCATGATCACACCCTCTGTGCTGAAGTCATCGGAGTAGTTGAACGGCTGGCATCCGTTGACCTCAGTGATGTGGGGCGGGGGCGGCTGCGAGCAGTCGACGAACGAGTCGCGCTGGACGACCCACACGAGCTCCTTCACCGGGTGGTTGAAGTTGAGCTGGATCTTGTTCGAGCTCGACGTGATCGACTCGGCGCCCGTGAACTGCAGCTGCTCGATGAGGTACTCGTGCGTCTGCTGGGCGAAGCGGCGACGC